ATAACGAAGATATTAAATTATACTTCGGTCTACTGTCTAACCCAGAACCACGTAATATTACACGTGTACCTAATGACAGAGGTAAGACAGGATTCGGTACTTCTTATAAAGATATATACACTAAAGAGACTATTCAGATAATTGCTGACTGGTATCAAAAAGACATCGACTATTGGGGATTTGACTTCGATACGGGTGCAACAAGGAACTATTGGAATGTTACAACAACTATTTGACAAGTACCAATGTGATAAAGGTACAGAAAAACATCACTATTATAAAGAATACGAACCCTATTTTGAGCCCGTAAGAAACGACCCTATTAATATTCTTGAGATTGGAACATACTTGGGAGCGTCCACCGAAGCGTTTCATGAATACTTTCCTAAAGGAACAATCTATACGATTGATATATTTGCAAGAACAAGTCCAAAAGACTTAAACATATTAAAGAGTGGTAGAGTTGAATGGTTAAAATGGGATTCTACAGATGCGTCTCTTGGTAAAAAAATAAAAGAACAATGGGGTGACGTAAAGTTTGACTTCATTATTGATGATGGTGCTCATTGGCCAGAAGCAAATCGATTGACCCTTGAAAACTGTATACCATTTATGAAAGAAGACGGAACATATTTTGTTGAAGATGTGTGGCCGATGCACAAGATGAGTCAAGCAGAATTATCGAACCCTTGGTTGGTTAGATTATCAGAAAGATATGACATGTTAAAACACATGAGGTTTATGACTGCACTGGATAGTTATAACACAACACACTATGACCGCAGATACGAAACTAAATGCGGTGATACATACATTATAGCAATTAATAATTAGTAGGTAAATGATGATTAAATTAGTCTTATTCGATTTAGACGGTGTCCTTGTTGATACTAAGAAGATTCACTTTGATGCACTGAATGTGGCATTGGAGCATAATGACTATCTTCCGATAACAATGAATGAACATCTTCTAAGATTCGATGGATTATCAACTGACCAGAAATTGGACATCTTGGGTATTCCTAATAAGGAACAGAGGGTGATTCATAGTCGTAAACAAGCACATACTTATATGGCAATGAATACGATTAAACCAAATTATGATATCATAGAGTTGATGGAACTACTTAAAGAAGAAGGATACAAGATTGGTGTATGTTCGAACGCAATAGAAAAGACCGTAGAGAACTGTATTGGTCAATTGGGTATTGAACAGTGGTTAGATATCACGTTGAGTAGTTGGGATGTTGAGAACAACAAACCCCATCCAGAGATTTACTGGAAAGCAATGTCTAAGATGGGAGTCTATCCAGACGAAACTGTTATTATAGAAGATTCTCCGACAGGACTTACTGCTGCATATCGTTCTGGTGCAAATGTTATTAGAGTAGATTCTCCCGATGACACTAACATCTCATTGTTTGATAAGATACTAGGTGCTGATGTTGCCACTGCCCCTAAGTGGAAAGACGAGAACCTGAACGTTCTCATTCCTATGGCGGGTGCGGGTAGTCGTTTTCAAAAAGCAGGATACACCTTTCCCAAACCATTGATTGATGTAAACGGAAAACCTATGATTCAACATGTAGTTGATAATCTAGGTATTGATGCAAACTATATCTTTATTGTACAGAAAGAACATCGTGAGAAGTATAACCTAGACTCTATGTTAGACTTGATTGTACCCAACTGTACTATTGTAGAAGTAGATGGTGTTACCGAAGGTGCTGCATGTACAACATTACTCGCAGAAGAATTCATTAATAATGACCAACCATTATTTATTGCAAACTCCGACCAGTATGTAGAATGGAACTCTTTGGACTTTATGTATAAGATGAGAGAGACCAACGCAGACGGTGGTATTGTTACTTTCAAATCAACACACCCTAAGTGGAGTTATGCAAAAACCAACTCTCAAGGTCATGTTACTAGAGTTGCAGAAAAGAATCCGATAAGTGCTAACGCAACCGTGGGATTCTATTACTGGAAACATGGTAAGGACTATGTCGAGTATACAAAAGAAATGATTGACAAAGATATCAGAGTGAACGATGAGTTCTATGTGTGTCCAGTATTCAATCAAGCAATTGCAGATAACAAAAAGATACGTACTTACGAAGCAGATGAAATGTGGGGATTAGGTACACCCGAAGACTTGGAAAGATATCTATTGGGTTTCTAAATGAAAGTTGCTTTATGTATATCGGGAAGATGGAACGAATATTGCCACTCTAAGTGGGTAGACCGTTCCAAACGACTTCTTCCCTTTGATGAGATATTTACTGGGACATGGGAAGGTCAAGACGTTGTTGTTGATTATTACTTCCCTGAACCTAAGAATGAATATCATCCAGTCTTTGACACTGAACCATATCCCGATGACGCATCCACCCTCAGACGTGAAGTCTTTCCTCGTTTAATCGAGAAAGATATGCATATGGACGAAAATGCTTACCGTGACCCCGCATCTAGTCAGTTAAAACATGCGTATGCATCCGCTAACTGGCACAAACAGATTCTCATACACAATGAGATGATGAAGACAATACCTGAAGAGTACGATATGATTATTCGTACAAGGTTTGATGTGATTGTATCTGACCAAATTGATTGGAAAGAAATCATAGAAGACTCGTACAAGAGAATGATTCCGAAAGGATACAACTGTATGAACTACTATGGTAATCACGACTTTAACAAAGTGAAACACACGGATAGTGAGACTACCTATTATATCAACGATGCAATGATAGTACACCCCAGAGATTGTTGGGACACAGATTTGGTAGATTCTTTGTATAAGAACAAGCAATTGAAGAGTGCGGAAGAAGGATGGTATCAAATATTATCTGAACCGTTTGGATTCTATCATGAGAGTTATCATGGTGGATGTTATCTATCTGAGAGATGGGAGTATGTAAGAGATGTTGATGAAAGCCTTCATAATTAGTATGGTAAACAATCACGAGTCCACTGTTGCGACTCGTATGGTTATTGAATCTATAAAGAAAACTGGAACAAAACTAGAACCAATCATCTTACCCGCTACCACACCAAACACTATCGGTGAAGGAATAGACCAGTTGAATATGAGTGGGATTGCGTGGACATATCCCCTAGACGAACACCAAGATGGTCTTGATATGAAAACAGGACTACGTCTCACTCATTACAAGACTGCAAACCATTCTAATCGTGTTGCGTGTATGATATCTCATATGAGATGTTGGCAGAAATCCCTCGACCTCAATGAGACTATCGTTGTACTAGAACACGATGCATTGTTTACAGATTCTCTTTTGCCAAAAGACTTGACTTCTGAATGGAAGGGTGGTATAATAGGTCTTAATGACCCCAGAGGTGCAACCAGAAGGTCTCAAGACTTTCACAGAAAGGTATCATCTAAGGTTGGATTACAATCCGTACCATATGTAGATGATTGGGATGTACCACAGGGACTTGCGGGTAACTCTGCATATATGATATCACCAAAAGCAGCAAAGAAGTTGCTTAACAAAGTAAAAGAAATAGGTATGTGGCCTAACGATGCATTGATGTGTAAACAGATGTTTCCATGGTTAGAGGTCGTATATCCCTACTACACAACTATACAGAAAGGGTTGACTTCAACCACAACACAATAATGGAAATACAACCAGTATCATCAATACCTAAAGTATCAGCACGTTCGTTCACTGTTGAACAAGTGCATAAACTTTCGGATGGAAATTATAAGATTCAAAGTACGACTTATTATGTTACTACATATGACAGTAAGGGAAGATTATCCACAACAACAAACAATAGTACAATGAGTTATATTATATGAAAGCATATGTTATTACAATAAGAGGAAATATAAATTCTGTTCAATCAGCGAACAAGTGTATTGATTCTGGTAAACTTCATGGACTAAAGATTGAGAAGTTCTCTGCAATCACCCCCGCAGACAATCCTGTAGAACTACTAAAAACAAGAGGTATATCCCCAATACAATTTGATGAGAAATATTCTCGTAATGAAAATTGTATCGCAGCGTTCTTATCTCACTATGCGTTGTGGGAAGCGTGTTCGAAAGGTAAGGAGAACTTTGTTATCTTTGAACATGACGCAATCATGGTAGACAGAATTCCCCCCGCATTTCCTAACTATGTAATGAATCTTGGACACCCATCATATGGTAAGTGGAACACCCCCGCACAACTAGGTATTAATCCACTAACAACAAAGAGATATTTTCCTGGCGCTCATGCATACATGGTTACTCCCGAAGGCGGAAGACTGTTGGTAGAGAATGCACCTATGTATGCAAAACCAACCGATGTGTATCTAAACATAGACACTTTCCCTTGGTTACAGGAGTGGTATCCCTTTATTGCAGAGGCACGAGACACATTCACCACAATACAAGTAGAAGCAGGGTGTCGTGCAAAACACAATTGGAACGAAGGATATGAAATCATCGATGCTTAAAGTCTTCCTAACAGGTTGTGATAATAACACTGAGTGGCAGTTGCCTTGGTTTGTTCACAACTATCGTAAACACAATACAACCCCTCTAGTACTTGCAGACTTTGGTATGTCTAAAGAAGCACGTGCCATTGCAGAAGAGTCGTTTGATTTAATAATAACAGTGAAGAGTGAAGCACAGGGATGGTTTAAGAAACCTCGTGCAATTCTAGATGCAACTAAGTTAGACGGTGTAAAGAAAGTCTGTTGGTTGGATACTGACTGTGAAATTACCGCAGACATATCACCAATATTTAACCTATCAGAATACGGTAAGTTGGGTATGGTGAAAGATAGACCTTGGAGTACACGTAGGGATGAACTTGGGAGTTGGTATAACTCTGGAGTTGTTCTGGTAGAAAACACTCCAAATATTCTGAAGATGTGGGCAGACGAATGTATTCGTAACCCCGTTCAAGGAGACCAAGAAGTTCTTTATATAATGATGGGAGGGGATGAGATTACAAAAATGTCGTATATTAAACCTTTACCTCACACGTACAATACGTTACGTTTAGACTATATAGATAACATACAAGTAAAGAACCCTAAGATTATCCATCACACTGGAAGTAAAGGGAACGAAGTAATAAGGAGACAGATAGATGAATTATCTACTTAACGCATTAATCAAAAGACTTGAGGGCGACATCGCCATTGCAAAAGCAAACGTTAATGTGTACATGAAAAACAGTGCGGGGATTGGAGAACATCCAGACATCGTAGAATCAATAGAAACGCAAATCAGTAAGATTGCGGAAGCGGAAGATAAAATAAACGCTATTAATACCCATTTTGGGATTGGAAAATAAAATGTATGAATATAGATGTAAGGTAGTCAGAGTTGTAGACGGTGACACGGTAGACGTGGATGTCGATTTAGGATTTGGTGTGTGGTTAAAAAAAGAACGTGTACGTCTTTTAGGAATTGATACCCCAGAATCTAGGACACGTGACAAGGTAGAAAAACAATATGGACTAGCTGCAAAAGCATTTCTTAAACAAGTTCTAGGAACTAGTCCTATTCTTAAAACAACAAAGGATGGTAAGGGTAAGTTCGGACGTATCCTTGGTGAGTTTATTGTTGAGATTGAAAACAATAGAATTAATATAAATCAATATTTAGTTGACAATCATCACGCAGTAGAGTATAATGGACAGTCTAAAGATTCCATTAAAGAACAACACTTAGTAAACAGAGAACTAGTACAACTATGAAGGTCTTACATAACAACGTCCTTGTGACAAATGCAGAAGTTGAAGAGAAGACTGCGGGTGGTATTATCCTATCGGGTGATATCTCTACAGGTAATAAACCCGCAATAGTTATTGCGGTTGGTGAGAGTGTAACAAACGTTTTACCTAAACAAAAGGTTTATCTAGATTGGCCAAAAGCAATGGCAGTTGAAATTGATGGACTAAAGTGTGCAGTGATTGATGAAATACACATCAAACTAATTATAGAATAGAGTAATATAATGAGAGTAAATGTCTTAGGTAATGGAGACAATGCGGGATTGTTCCAACGTGGTACTAAGGGTAAGTTACTAATATGTAATATGCCTCCGTTTGAGATTCCTCGTAGTGAGGTTTACGGAACTTGTATGGTGGACTTCAAGATGATGAAGGCACTACAGGAAGGTCGTATTCAATTAGATATGTACGATTGGATTCTAGGTACAAGACCCAAACTGTGGATGGAACAGTCTGGAACATTCTATATGAAATACTCTCATCTTATCAAGGGATTCTATTCTCATATTCCAAAGTATGCGGGTGACCCAAAGTATGCCGCAACTAACTTTAATTGTGGTCACATGGCAGTTCATTATGCATGTGCAAAAATGCGAGCAACCGAAGTTCACATCTATGGATTCGATAGTATCTTTGATATGAACTTAGATAGTTTCACTGACTTGTTATTAGAATCAGACCGTTCTACTAATAACACAGTAAGACTTGCTGGCAACTGGAGACCTATATGGACAGAGATGTTCAAAGAATTTAAAGAGGTCAAATTCCATTTATATCATAGTCACAAAAACATCAAAATACCTATATCTAAGAACGTAGAAGTTCATGCGATATCTCATGGTCAAAAGACTTGACATTCTATACCAATAGTGATATAATATCTTATTGATTGAAAACGTCTCATGGTGAAACTGGATATCATCCGAGTCTTCTAAACTTGTGTTCAAGGTTCGAGTCCTTGTGAGACGGCCAATCAATGCTTGCCTCCGTAGTTTAACGGATAAAACAGTCCGCTACGAACGGACAACTCGTGGTTCGATTCCATGCGGGGGCACCAATTACAATGTTTAAAAGGTATAAATAATGCTACAGCCTAAGAAAAGTATTCATGATGATGAAAATCATGACTACAGAATCTTTAAGATGAATGATGGTTACGAATTTGGAGACTTATCCGATTCGGATTTATCATGTTTCAAACAGACTGAGTTAGACGAAGGTCAAAAGATGGCAGTAGTCAATAACAAAAGTCTATTCATATACATAGAGGAGTAACTCAATGGATAAAGTAAAAGAACTAATTAATAACGTAAAAGCAATGTTAGTAGACCCAATAGTAGACCTATGGGACGAATACAAGAACGAAGTTGGTCTTGTTATCGGAACAATAAGTGTAGTTGCGGGAATATTCCAAGGAGCATCATTACTGATTGTCTCTGGTGCAGTATTAGTCGCAATGACTGTTTATGACATATATGAAAAGTATGTCTGAATAATACGACACTAGAAACGGATTAATAGGAATAACTACCATAACACGACTATTATGACAGTTTAGAAGAGGACTTTATGTCCTCTTTTTCTTTTCTCTCTCTTGTTTAATCCACTTCTTCGCTTTACTATTATCTACTGGACTACGTAAGAACTTCTGAATATCTCTATATGCACGTAGAGTTTCTGCCTTGTAGTCTTTACCTTCCGAGTTATCAACAATCAACATATCCTTTTTACCAAACATCTGTTGGAATGCACCGATGTTCTTCTGGACAGTTTTCCAATAGTTAGTAACTTCTTTCTCACCGATAGTACGGTCACGAGCAGCGTCACGTGAGATTGCAGTTTCTAGGTCAGTGTTTACAAATATCATTGCAGTATCATAACCTAACGCTTCCATTGACTGTACTTGTTTCTTAACCTTTGGAAAATCTTTACCAGTACCATCAATAACTACACCAAGTCTACCCATAAGGTATCTTGCTTGTTTCTTACCTGTTAATGCCTTTGCACGTCCACGAATGTCTTGTCCTTGAACTGAGAAGATATTTTCAGGAGACATTTCGAGTCCTGCTTTCTTCATTGCAGATTCGTATGCGTCATCCGAATTAACTACCTTCAGACCAAGGGCGGGGAGACCTGTTTTCCCGACAATGAAGGACTTACCACTGCCTGGCCCGCCTGCTAGGAAAACTGCTTTAAAGATAGCGGGGTCATCCACGCCCTCTGTCATAAACTTCTTAAACTTTAACATTAGTATACCTTAATTATTTTCTTTAAAATTGTGGCGACATTCGGCACTGTATTCTGTTTCCAATTATCATCCCCATACTCATCATGCATTGTGTTGCTACCTATGTAGTCAACCACATCCCCGATTGATTTTTCTGTTCCTGTTAAACGAGTTGGGACTTCAGGTATAGGGTTTGACCTGTGAATTTCTGCTCTTAAATTATCGTCTTGAAAATCATCAATTAAGTCAAAGTCTTCGGTGCAATATGATGCAAAGTCATCCTTGATATCCTGTGCATTAAATGTAGTATCTTCGGGTATGCTGTGTCCCGCAAGATATACTGCGTCAAACTTAATATCTGTTGGTGGAATAACATTATAGGTATCCGTACCCATCTCATACATACCATTAGAAGATATTATATTACAACCAAACTCTATCATTAAATCTTGATATAGACTTGTGTGTCCATCTGGAAACGCAACCCATATTCTAGGTGAACATCCAAAATATTTATTAATGATAGGAGTCATATGCATACTTGCATTATTTTTTAATGTTTCGTAGTTTTCATCCATTAGGGTAGGAAACCTACCATTTCTAAAAGAAGGAACAAACAAAACATTTTGATACTTTGCACACGTTAAGAAATTACTGTATACTATGCCAGCAATAATATGTCGCTGTGTACCAATCAACTTATCAGTCAACTTGGAAGTAGAGTACGTCTCAATTCGACTTTTGATTCTTAACTTTAACGCTGCATCTGCTTCTTCAGAAATGAGTAGATTGTTCATCTCTCCGTTCGCAGATATAACTACATTATTACGTGTTCCATACATTTTTAATATACCTTAAAATATTCGTCCGCAGTTTCAATATTTAATGCTACTCTGAAGTAACCCATCATTTGTCTCATACTGGTCATATATGTAGCTTTAGTATTAACACGGTCTGTCATGTCGATAAGTTTTTGAGGAGTGTTTACGCAAGTGTACATTCTATCTTTTAGAAGAGTAATATCCACAGTCGCACCATTAATAGATGATTCAGAAACTCTACGAACATCGATTAAATCAACATTAGGCCCGATACAGTATTTTGCAAACTTCGCTTTAATATCATCAATTTGGTATGTACCCTTCTTATCCGCTTCAACACCTAGTAGAACAACACAATCAAACTTTACGTCTGTTTTGATTTTGAAGTCATGGTCAAGTCTAAAATAAGAATCAGTTTCTATTTGATTTACTTCGTAATGGTCGTATATAGGTTTCATGTAGTTATCACCATTCTTTGGCATAGTTACATGGATAGTACCCGCAGACTCATTTGCAAGATGAATGATAGGAAGTAGATGGTCACCCGCAGAATTTATAGACCTGTAGTTTCTATCTCTTAATCTTTCATAGTTACTGTCTTCAAACGATGTAACAACAAGAATGTTTTGATATCCACGACTGACAATCAATCCATCAATCATTGCGGCATCTGTTACTAAAGGTGTGAAATCATCAATGTGAACGTTCTTTCCGTTGAACACTGATATCTTTCCAAGGTTCTGGAGTAGAGTGACTTTGGTGTCGAGATTAATAACGGAGGTCTCTTCGACTCCTTTTGGTTGTGTCTTATATAGTAACATTATGTCCCCTTATAGATTTTTTGAATGTGGTCTTCGAACTGTTCTATTTTTTCGAGACGTTTTGGCCAGAGGATATACTCTTTCTCTGGGTTTTGTTTTAGATTGTTTAGTAGGGGTTGAACCGCATTAAACAACTTGTCTAATTTTTCTTGAGTTTCGGATACCGATGCAGTAGTAGAAGCAACTGACGCTTGTGCCTGTTGCACAACCTCTAGTTCATTCTCATCAACAAGGGTAAATCCAAAGTCAAATAGTTGGTCTGTAGTATTCATAGTGTTATTTATACCTTTAAAAAGTTAGAGAAAACGCTTGACAAACCTTGTTCTTGGTGTTATAATAAGTACTTAGATAATCAAGTTGAAGAGAGAATATATGACTAAGCACGAACTTTTAAGTATTCACCTAAACAATAGTGACTTAAACCTCACTAACCTCTCCAATATCTACAACTCCAGTGTTTCCGTTGTGCGTTGTATACTAATACAGTATTACAGCACCAAGGGTTTCACTCACCCAATTCTAAAATAAAGCTTGACAAATTAAGTTTTGTCCTGTATACTAGTATTTATATAGTATGGAGTTATAAATGCAAACATTTCACGGTTCAATGAAGTACGACATGCATGGTCGTAAACGTAAAACCAACGCATGGAAGAAGACCCCCAAACGAACCCCCGAATTTAAACCTCTTGAAAATTACTCTATAGGTAATGGCGAAGACCATCGTGAGAAGTATCCGTCTGTTAGTGACATGACTCGTTATGTCCCACAACAAGACAATTCCTATAAATTAGAAGAATCTAAGAAGTTTACTGTCGCACCCGCATATAATAAAGGTGCATACCAAGTCATCCCCAGAAGTGACATTAAACATATAGGAAAATAACCATGATAACACCAGAAGGCAACTACATCACTGATGAATTCAATACATTTGCTCGTGAGATGCATCAAGAGAATTGTCGTGAACGTGAACTTTACAACGAACCTTTACTGTCATATGATGAATATATTGATAAAAATAGACAGTTTTTGCTTGACAACTTCCCTGAAGTATGATATAATACTTGTATTGATAATGAGACTGTGAGAGGAAATTTATGAAATTAGTAATTCAAACCCAATACTGTGAGAACTATGCCGCACATAATGAGGATTATGTCCACGGTGTCTCCGAATCCTATTGGAAGAACAAGGGTGGTAGCACCTACATTGTGGACTATGTGTCCATAGAACAAGCTCAATCTGAAGGATACTACGAAGAGTTGTATTCTAAAATTGAGTTCAGTAATGAGGCATGTGAAGAATATGTCATTAGTGCAGAAGTAATAGATGATATTGATTTCGATATCACCAACCACGTTGAGAAGTGGGAGACTCCTATTATGTTAAGGAATTTTTCTGGTACTAAGTTCCATGCGACTAGAACCACCATGAATGGTGAGTATGGTTACATGAAATCCGATATCGCAAAGACCGAAAGAACTTGGGTCTTGGGTGATGACGAGTCTGGTGAGTATCACCTACATCTAACCGATGGTAGAGTTATGACCAGTGACCAGTATAGGGAGGTGGCATAATGGCAGATAGACTTATGAAAGGTGGGTGTATGGTCGAAAAGACTGACCTACCTGAGATGAATGGGTATCAACTCATTTATAAATTTGATAATGGTTACGGTGCATCTGTAGTCAAACACGATATGTCTTACGGTGGTAAAAGTGGACTGTATGAACTTGCAGTACTTGACAGTGATGGTGGGTTGTGTTATAATACAGATATTACTGAAGATGTTATTGGTCACCTAACAATGGGTGACGTTGATAAATTACTTGTGGAGATATCACACCTATGTTAGATGTCAGAGATAAATTGAGAGTATCACCCGCTATACTGGAGAAGTATGGTAATATGGTAAATACCCAAACGGATATATACGGTGATAAATTCATTGCCGACTATAGACCTGTTGCGGGTAAATCTGCCGCAAAGTCGGGACAATTATTTGAAGATATCACAGAAGAGATTATAAAAAATAATCCTGATATTCGTGGTATCACCAAACAACCAATTTTTCATTGTCACTTCGGTCTAAAACGTAGGGGTGATTTTGAATGCGTTTATAAAGACACCATAGTTTCAATTGAGTGTAAACAACTAGGGAATGCAGAATCACACTTTGACAAATTGTCACATGTGTTTATGAATTTAGTCTCAGGATGTTACGGTAAAAACTTTTGGTTGGTATATGACTACAATCTAAACGCTAAACCGTCTACACTAAAGAAAATTGATGTCTTAGAAAAACGATGTCTAGAGATAAAAAAACAAGTTGCATTGCAAGGTATAACATTTGAATACCTTACATTGGGGAGACTACAAGACATATGAATATATTCCATTTAGACAAAGACCCTATACTTGCCGCACAGATGATGTGTGACAAACACGTGGTCAAGATGGTCACTGAGTACGGTCAGATGTTGTCTACCGCACATCGTGTACTAGATGGTGAGTTGTATACAGACAAGACCAAGAATGGTCGTAACATCAAACGATGGAGACTGAGGGGTGCTGCACAAGAAAAAGACTTGTACAAAGCATCACATGTCAATCACCCGTCCAACATATGGATACGTGAGAATGCAGAGAACTACCGATGGTTGTTCAAACACTTCCAAGCAACTGCGAAGGAGTATGAGAAACGATACGGACGTGTACACATGACCTATGATAAACTAGGTGGTTATGTATGGTTTGCACCACGTAATATAAATTTAGTCGGAAGACTTACAAAGTTCGCACAAGCAATGCCTGAGTATTGCAAACGTGAAGACCCTGTAGAAGCATACCGTTTCTACTATATAAATGAGAAGGTAACATTCGCAAAGTGGAAGAACGTTGAGACACCTCAATGGTTCACTGAAGGAGTAGCTTAATGACTATGCCTGATGAACGGTATCATGCCCTCAAGAGAACTGCAACCTTTCTAAAAGAATTGCAGAACCCTAGAGGTATATACAAAAGAGATAACATAACTGAGATACGTAAGATGGCATCAAGTTGCCTTCGACACTACCCTTGGGATATGTATCTAGATGACCTTGCGGAAATTGCCCCTCACATTTTGGAAAACCCTAAATAATGGAGAATGAAATGAAATACCAAGAAATCGTTGACACCTTACGTGAAGGTGTAGTGAACTTATCGTTTACGAAAGTAAAAGACGGAGAAGTTCGTAAAATGAGAGCGACACTGGTATCCGAACGGATACCACAGGACAAGATGCCTAAGACTGACGCTAATGCAAATACTGAGAAGAACCAAGTTGCGGTTCGTGTATTTGACTTAGATTTACAGGACTGGCGTTCATTCCGTGTAGATTCGCTCTTGACATTTAATGCAGGATAAGTTATAATACACACTATGGTCAAAAAACTAACAGCAGCAGAGAAAGCAAAGAAAACCAGAGAAGCGAAGAAACTCGCCTCTCTGAAAGAACTTGGTTTCGAACGTAAGAAAGTCAAACGCACACGCAAACCTATGTCTGAAGAACAGAAGGCTGCAGCGATTGAACGACTTGCAAAAGCACGTGCTGCACGTGGGGCAGATGGAAGTAAATCCGTTCACAGGGATATACGAGATTTGCCAGAAGACCATTTCTTGCATTGGAAAAAAGTCAAAGAATGGCTTAAGTGTAATCAAGACCAACTCAAGGGAATGAAAGGGTATAAGACTTCAAAGAACTCAAAAGAACGTTCAGAGTACATTGACCTTAATACCTACATAACTAACATGAAGAGATATCTATCTCAAGGTGTATGGTTAGATTTCCGTTATGGTGAACAACGTGAGGGACGTATCCAAAAGGTGTGTGTCGCAATGGCATACTATCCTGATGGTACTCCCAAACGTCAATACAATTGTTGGTATCCTGATATTGCACAAGTCTGGACTAGGGAACTTGAAGAAGAGTTCGCAAAAGATTCAGACTATGCTAATCAATTTAAATTGGAAAAACCTCTAGTTCCAGACGTTATAAATAATGAGGAAGAGGATATAGAAGATGAAGATTGATATGATTATTGGTGGAGTGGATTCCTCAGAAGAAGAATCTAACTTCATGAACAAGAAGAAATTTACACGTATGGTAGAAGACTGTGTGCGAACAAAGTCTATGACATATATGGATACGGTTGTTTATCTGTGTGAACAGAACAACTTAGAGATTGAGGATGTCAAGAAATATATTTCGACATCTGTCAAAGAGAAGATTGAGTTTGAAGCAATGAAGCTTAACTTTCTCGAAAAGGGTGGTGACCTTTCCCTAAATAAAGGTTGACATTACTTGATTGTAGTGTTATAATACTAAACTATATTATGAATAATGTGGATAAACTAAAATACGCAAATATACGGAGAATATAAATATGTCTTTTGCAAACTTAAAAACCAATCGTACCGATGTGTCCAAACTGGCAAATGCCGCACAGGAAATGTCTGGTACAAAACAAACCAACAAATACGAAGATACTCGTTTCTGGAAACCTACTGTCGATGACAGCGGTAACGGATATGCAGTTGTTCGTTTTCTTCCTGCCGCAGAAGGGTCAGAATTACCATGGGTAAGATACTTTGACCATTTCTTTAAAGGGCCAACAGGTCAATGGTACGTTGAGAAGTCTCTGACTACTCTAGGTAACAATGACCCAGTGAGTGAATATAACTCACGTCTTTGGAACACAGGCATCGATGAAGACAAAGAAACTGCACGTAGACAGAAGCGTAGACTTCATTATGTTGCAAACATCATGGTCATTAGTGACCCTTCTAATCCTGCTAACGAAGGTAAAGTATTCCTTTACGACTTCGGTAAGAAAATCTTTGATA